CGATTGACATCGAAGCGTTCCTGGCCGGCAAGTTCGCGGAACGTCTCGGACGCATCCGGAACACGCACTTCACCGCGGGCACGGGCGTCGGTCAGCCCGAGGGCCTGGTGACGGGCATCTCGGTCGGGCGTCAGGCCGCGACCGGCAACACCACGTCGGTCCCGATGGACGACCTTCTGCGGCTGGAACACTCCGTCGATCCGGCCTATCGGGCGATGCCGAGCGTGGGCTACATGATGAACGACGCGACGGCGCTGGCCGTGCGGTTGCTCAAGGACGGCAACGGTCGGTATCTCTGGCAGGACAGCCTCCAGGCGGGCGCCCCGGCGCGGCTCAACGGCTACAACGTGACCATCAACAACGACATGGCCGACCTTGCGACGTCCGCGAAGCCGATCGCGTTTGGTGCGTTCAACCACTACAAGATCCGCAACGTCCGAGGGTTCTCTTTCGTGCGTCTGTCGGAACTCTATGCCGCCAACGGTCAGGTCGGCTTCATGGCCTTCCTGCGGTCGGACGGTGGGCTGGTCGACGCCTCGGGTGGCGCGATCAAGGCGTTCCAGAACTCGGCCAGCTAACGCTGAGCCTCACGGAAAGAGAGACACAGACATGAGCGCAGAGATTCTCAACGGCTACATCAGCGAAAACGTGAAGATCACGAAACTCGCGGACCACTCAACGGCGGCGACCTCGGACGTCACGTCGTCGGAACTGGATATGGCGGGCTTCAAGCACGTCATGTTCTGCACGTCCTTCGGGACGGCGGCAGCGGGCAACCTGATCACCATGCACCAGGGCGACGTGTCCGGGTCCGTGGCGGCGACGGTGGCCTTGCTGTCGAGCGGCACCAGCGACGAGGACGTGATTCTGGACGTGAAGAACGTCGGGGCGCGTTACCTTAAGCTGGTCGCCACGCGCGGCACCTCGTCCACCTTGGAAAGCATCTGGGCCGTGCAGTATGGCGCGGATGACAAAGCGGTGGATAACTCCACCAGCGGCACCATCAACGTCGCCACGTTCAACGCGCCGGCGTTGGCGTAGTCGGAACCGCGCTGAGTTAGGGGCCACGTCGCAATCACGCGGCGTGGCCTTCCTAACAGCCAAACGGAAGGACACAGAGACATGGCAGACGCAACGTATTCCCCGAAGGTCTACAAAAACAACGGCGGCGACAAACAGGTCGTGGCCTCTGGTGGCGTGCTGGACATCGAGTCCGGTGGCGCACTGCAGATTGCTGGCACCGACGTGACCGCCGTTCTCGCCACGGCTCCTGCGGCCGTCGCAGCGGGCTACAAGATTGCCCGTGGCGTCCACACGACTGTGGATGAGGATGACACGGTGGTGACCGGCCTCGCGACGGTTGTCGCGGTGGTGGCCTCGCTCGGGTCTGACCCCGTGGCTGGCTGCAGCAAGGTGACCGCGACGATCGGCAACCAGGCTGGCGCTCCTGCGGCTGGCTCGATTCAGATTAAGTCGTGGGAAGCCGACGAAACGGTTGGAACCACATTCAGCAAACTCGTCAACTGGATCGCGATCGGGACGTAAGCCATGGCTCTCCTTCGCGGAAACGTATTTCAGAAGGTGGTCGAAACGGCGGCGCCGGCCGCTGGTGCGGAGTCCATCACGACGGTGCCCGCTGGCAAGTATTGGCGCATGGCGTCGTTTATCTGCACACTGACCGCCGACGCGACCGTCGCCACGCGACTGCCCACGCTGATCATTGACGATGGCACGAATATCCTGATTCGGTTGATTGGGTCTGCCACGGCCGGGGTGACCGCCAGCGCCTCTGCCGAGTTTGGTGGGGCCGTATTCGGTGGCACTCAGGTGGCGATGACTGGCGTCAAGTTGGTCAGCCCGTCACTCCCAGACCCTTTGTTCCTCGTCTTGGAGCCCGGGTGGCGCATTCGCACGTCCACGACTGCGATTGTCGCGGGTGACCAGTGGGGCATCGCCCGCCTGGTTGTGCAGGAAGTCGAGAACTGATGATCCGGCTGCTCACGTCGATTGCCGGCACACCCATGTATCACGCGGGCGACATCGTAGCGGTGTCGCCCGCGATTGAGTCCGCATGGGTCGCCTCGGGCATCGCAGAGCGTGTCGGGGATCAGGTGGAACAGGCCGTGACCGTGGGAGCCACGGAAACGGCGATGCGTCGTCGCAAGGGGCGCGGCCGTGCTTGATAGCTACGGCGTGCCGGTGCATTTCGGGCTGACGCTGACCACGGATGCGGCGGTGGAACCGTTGACGTCCACGGAGGCTAAGTCGTGGGAGCGCATCGACGGGTCTGCCGACGACAACGACATCACGGCGCTGATTAAGGCCGCACGCAAGCGCGTGGAGGCCGACACGTCGCGGGCGCTGATCAACCAGACGTTTACCTGGACCCTTGATCGGGTGCCAGCCAGCAATGTCCTGACCATCCCCGTGGGGCCGGTCAGTTCGGTGACCAGCATCACGTCGTATGCCGTGGATGACACGTCAAGTGTCGTGGCGTCGTCGGTGTATCGGCTGGATACGTCGTCGGTCCCTGCCCGGATCGTGTTGCGGGATGGGCAGTCGTGGCCGTCCAGCTTGCGGTCACAGAATGCGCTGTCGATTGTGTTCGTGGCCGGTTACGGCGCGGCATCGACGGACATCAAAGACACGCCGCTGATTATGGCGATGCGGCTGCTGATTGAGCATTGGTTCAGTAATCGTGGCGCGGTGATCGTGGGCGACGTGCCCAACGAGATTCAACTGGGCTACAAGTTCCTGACCGAGCCATATGCGATTCGGAGCGTGTGCTAGTGCGTGCCGGTGCGCTTGACCAGCGAGTGGTGATTCAGCAGCCGACCGCTGCGACCAGCACACAGAGCGGCGCGGGGCCGGTGACCTTCTCCACGCTGGCGACCGTCTCGGCGGCGGTGACGTGTCTCAGTGGCACGGAGCGCCTTGCGGCGGCATCGGTGGCCTCGCAGGTCACCTATCACGTCGAGATTCGGTATCGGTCGGACGTGACGCCTCGGATGCGGGTGCAGTGGACGCCGTATACCGGCTCTGCCAAGACGTTTGAGATTCACGCCATCCGCGTCGGTGGGCGCACGATGGCTAATCTGATCCTGGAGTGCGGAGTGATCGAGTAATGGCGAACCTCTCACTCTCAGCCGTGTCGGTGGGCGTCTATACCGCGCTGAATGTCTCGGGGCTGACCTCACTGGTGTCGTCTCGGATTTACGACGACATCCCGCCCGCGCCGACCTATCCACTGGTCCTGTATTTGGTGGATGAAACCGAGGCCCGGGGCATGGGCACGGCAGAGATGCCCGAGATTGATTTGCGGGTGTCGGTGTTTTCAACCTCGGCTGATGGAGCGCAAGCGCAAGCCATCATCGCCAAGGTCAAGGATCTGCTCAAGGATGCCGTGCTGACCGTGACCGGCTACGCGATGGCCGGCCGCGTGGTGTGGCGCGAAACCGTGAGACTCGGAACGACCGAGATCAACGGCGTCAAGGTCAACGAGTGGGTGGTCCTGTTTACGTGCTGGCTGGTGGCGGCATGAGCGCCCAGCAGATTCTCGGCGCGAATGGTGCCCCGGCCCGTGTGCCGCAGCCGGCGCAGTGCCCTGGTTGCGGGGCGGGCAAAGATCGCCGCGTCAAGTCTGCGGGCTTTGGTGCCCCGGTGGACGTGTGCAGTAAGTGTGGTTTTGAGTTTTCCCCGGAGGGCGCATGAAGGGTTACGATTACGTGGCCGTCGTCAAGCTGGTGACCCGTGAGGGCGTGGTGGCGCGTCCCGGTGAGCGCTGCGATTACGTGCCGGTGCAGAGTCTGCCGTGGTTGCTCGAGCAGGGCAAGATTACGACCGCGCCGAAGGTTGAGCCGGTCAAGAAAGGCAAGGCCTGATCATGGCGAAATACGGATCGAGTTCGTTCAAGTTCCTGCTGATTAATGGCTACGACCTGATGGCCTCAGCGCTGCAGGGCGTGAATTGGAAGCGGGAAGCGAAAACAGAAAACGCCCACGGCCTTGGTGACACGGCTGAACTGCCGACACCTGTGGGTATTGCGAAATACACGCTCACGCAGTCGGGCGGGTTTTTTAATGACGCCACGACCGGGGCGCACGGGCTGCTAGCGGCTGGTGCAACCGGTGCCTCTCGCGTGGTGTGCTTCGCGTTGGCGGGGAACGATGTCGGGTCTCCGTTTGTCGGGTGCCTCGGGGCGCTGACGGTGAGCTACGAAGTCATCCCGCAAAACGGCGCACTGACCAAGGCGAATGCGGAATACCAGATCACTGGCCACGCCTACGACGGGCAGATCGTGCAGCCGTGGGCGACCAAGACCGCCGACTGGAACACGGATACGCTCAACACGACCGTGGATTACGCCGCGAATCCAGCGCAGACGGTGATCCCGATTACATCGGCGTCGAAAGCGAACCCGTGCGTGGTGACGACATCCGTGCCGCACGGGTTGACGACTGGACAGGTGATTGTGATCTCGGGCAATTCACTTGCTGGTCCAAGCATCAACGGCAACACGCCTGTCACGGTGACGAGCACGACGACGTTTACCGTCT